GGAACAAGATGAAATTGAAAAAGTTTTAGGACATAAGATTGAACCAAGAAATGATATTAAATTTAATTCTGGACGAGTAAAGGATGTATGGATAAAGAATGTAATCTCTACAGGATTGGCTACAGGATTTGTTGAACCGTTAGAGGCAACATCTATACACCTAACAATTTTACAGATAAATCATTTCATAGAACATTATTATTCAGAACATATGGATTTTAACTGTCAAGAAAATTTAGACGGTTATAATTCACAAATAGGAACGTATTGGGATAGGGTAAAAGATTGGTTAGTTGGACATTATGTAAGTGAAAGAAAAGATACACAGTTTTGGATTGATGCATCATCTGAAGATAGATGGAGTGAAGATTTAAGAACCTTATTTGAAATTTGGAAAACTCGTATGCCAAGAATAAATGATTATAATGCAAAGTCAGGCCATGGTGGTAATTTCTTTGGGCTAGGCAATTCATTGTGGTATAATATTTTAATAGGTATGCATCTATTAGATCCAGAAGTAGCTGAAAAGGAATTAAAAGGCTTTGGGTTGATAGAACATTCTGAACACGCTTTTAAATTACGAAAAGAATTTGTTAATTGGATTATAGACAATAGTAGTACAACTAATAATTTTTATAAGAATCATTTAAATAATTTAGATGAATATAAGAAGGTTGGAACATGAGTATAGAAGAAAAGAAAGAATCATATGTTGATGAAGCTCGTAGGAGAATAGCTCACCTGTCTTATAAATTAGAACAGTCTGAGGCTAGAGTCCGCAAGTTAGAATATGATAATGCTGAACTACAAAAATGGGTTAATGATACTTGTGTTCCCAGATTACAAGAATTAAATGAAGAATTAACACATCGGTATAACACTAAGAAATATAGGAATCAAAATTACAATCAGTATAGAGTTGCATTAAAAAACACCTAACTGTGTATTTTGAATATTAAAATGAACGAAGAAGAAATTATATATTGGACAATTCCCGAATTCTATTCTAAACCTGAATGTAAAAAAATTATAGAACTTGGGTTATCTCAAGAATCAGGTGAAGCTAAGGTGGGGACCTCAGATGAAACTGGAGTTAATCATAATATACGAGATACAGAAGTTGCCTGGTTGGAAGAACAGTGGTTGTATGATAAATTAGCACCGGCAATACAGGATGCATGTATAAATGCAAACTGGCATATTGGATGGGATTGGATGGAATCAATGCAGTTTGCAATTTATAATAAAGGACAATTTTTTCATTGGCATCAAGATAATCGAGCTGTTTATGCTCGAGAACATGAGCAAACAAGAAATGAAAATTGGGTAGGTAAGAGTAGAAAAGTTACTGGTCAAGTGCACTTAAATGATGATTATGAAGGTGGTGAACTGCAAATCTGGCAACCAACGTGGTTTGAAGGAGATGAATTACCAAAGGGTGTAGTACACTACCCAGGCAAAAAGAGAGGAGTTGCTCCAGTTGGTGCTCTAACAGTATTTCGTTCAGATTTTTGGCACAGAGTAACTCCGGTAATTACGGGAACAAGATATTCGTTAGTGGTTTGGTGTTTGGGAAAACCTTGATGATAACGAAAATAAAGAATTTAGGAAAGGCTGGTATGGTGTATGGTTATGCACAGCAGCCTCAGATAGTCCTTGAAAATGAAAAAACCAGTGAACACGTTGCTGTTAAAGTAGTTATGTATGATAGTTTACAAGGCTGGTTAGCAAAAAAATTGAATGGTGATTATAATTGGTATAGAGAACATAAACAAGAACATGATTCAAAAGAAACTGAATATTGGAAGTTTATAAAGAAGGCTGGAACTTGATACATACTACATTTTCTACAGAGATTTGGGAAGAATATGACCATCAGTGTAAAATAAATAATGAGTCTCTGGCTAAAATTATTATTGATAGAAGTCTTACTGAATCTTCTATAAAACTTTCAAATATGGGGGGTTGGCAAAGTAGTGATGATTTGGTTGAAGATGCACAGTTTACAGACCTTATAAAATTTGTTAGAGAAAAACTATTAAAAGTGGCCTTACACAATAATTATGTTGATGGATTAGAATGTGTTATTGTTAATATGTGGGCCAATGTAAACAATCATAAAGATTTAAATTGGGCACATTTACATCCGAATTCAGATTGGAGTTTTTGTTATTATGTTAAGACTACAGAAAATAGTGGCGATTTTGTTGCGTGTGATCCTAGGGTTCGTAGACTTATGAAAGTGCAAGATGAATTATTAAGTAACTATAATAATAATTCTCAACATAGCATATATGCTATAAGTCCTTTAAACGGAAAACTTGTTATATTTCCATCGTATTTGGAACATTATGTTGAACCAAATTTAACACAGGAGACTAGAATTAGTATTGCAGGTAATATAAGATATGAAAGCCTCCATAGTTAAACGGTATAACAAATCACTTGTAATGATTAATTGTTGGTTCGATTCCATCTGGAGGCTCCAGATAGAATGAAAGTAACCCTTATAGATAGAATGGGAAATGACTTGAGTGTGGCTAATGCCGCTCGGGTATCTTTTGATAAGAAGCACGAAAAACTAACAGAGGGTGATAAGAAACTAATAAGGTATCTTGCTAAACACGGGCACTGGACTCCCTTTGCCCATACTGCATTATCATTTCGTATAGACGCACCTATATTTGTGGCACGACAGTTAGTGAAACATCAAATAGGGTTATCCTGGAATGAGATAAGTAGGCGATATGTTGATTACGAACCAGACTATTGGATGCCAGACCATTGGAGAGGTAGACCTGTAGATAAGAAACAAGGGTCTAGTGAAGAATTTGTAGACTGGTTAGATAGAGATATCAGAACAGGTAGTGCTGTTATTGCGTCTTGTGAACACGCTATAGAAACATACAATAAAATGATAGAAGCAGGTGTTGCACCAGAACAAGCCCGTGTAGTATTACCACAGAATACATACACAAGTTGGATATGGACTGGTTCATTGTATGCATTTGCAAGGGTGTGTAATCTGAGATGTCAACCAGATGCACAGGAAGAATCTAGAGATGTATGCTGGAAAATTAATAATTTGTCAAGTGAATTGTTTCCAGTATCATGGGAGGCGCTGAGGAGCGCCGTTTAGAATTCACAATTTACATAAATAATAGACTATGGGTTGCGATACCTAGTAGTTATCTTTTGTGAATTCTTTTTAATGTATCCGAAATGTTTATAACAAATGTACTTGACGATTGTGTTGAATTGTTATATGATTATAGGTACTTTTTAGAAAAGGAGAAAACTAAATGGCTGATATTATTACAAGCGTAAAAGGATGGATCAATAAGATTTCTGAAGTTGCAGTAAGTCTTATCGCCCTTGCAGTAGTGCTACAGGTACTATTTGGGTCAGAATTGATCTTTCTACCTGTTGATGTTATTGGAAACATTACAGGCCTGGTGGCAACACTGGGTAGTCAGGGACTAGTTGGTTTAGTCGCTTTAGGCGTTATTTATTGGATCTTTACCAAGAGGGATTAATAAATAGTAAATATATATGGTGGGGGAGGTTTCCTCCCCCAAACTATAGAAATAATTATTCTTTAAAAGGAGAAAAAATAGATGAAGAAGTTTTTAACGGCACTTTTGTTTATGTTACCCATAAGTGTATATGCGTTAGATGTAGATTTTGTAAGTGATGTGTCAATCGCCTCTCATGGAGTCACGATTGGCTTAGATCAAGATGGTGATAAGTTTTCTGTCGGTGCTGCGGGACTTACCGTATCAACGAGTGATACTAGCCAGATTGGTATTGAGTATGGTTCGACAATATTGGGAGTGACAGGTAGTGTTTCTTATGACTATACCGTTAATGATGAGCACCTTCTTGGTTTTGATACTTCAACATCTTTGTTGGGTGTAGAACTTGATGCTGGTGTTGATTGGAATATTGATGATACATCTTTTGCTGGTACAGTAGGTACTGGTTATAGTGTGTTTGACCTTGATGGTAAAGTCACAACTAACTGGGATCTAGATGATTTTGCTTATGAAGGTTTGGATCTGGACGTTGGTTATACTTGGGGTGTGACTGATAATTTTTCAGTTCGACCTAATGTTACAATTCCCTTTGATGATGATTTCAACAGAGGTGATTTAATAGCTGGTGTATCAGTAAATTTGTCTTTTGGTTCAACTTCTACGGATAACCCTTGACAAAAGCTATTAAGTAGTGTATACTTAATAGTATATTATGAGTTGTTTTTGGATAAAATAAAATACGATTAATATAATTAATACGATAATACGGAGAATACAATTATGAGTTTTGCAGCACTCAAAAAAAGTTCTGGTAAGTTTGATCAGTTACAGACAGAACTTGAAAAACTAAACCAACCTGTAACAAATTCTTTCGATGATAATAGGTTCTGGAAACCTGAACTCGATAAGACTGGTAATGGCTATGCCATTATTAGATTTCTACCCCAGCCCGATGGAGAAGAACTCCCATGGGTTCGGCTTTGGAGTCATGCTTTTAGTGGACCTGGTGGTTGGTACATTGAAAATAGTTTGACTACTATCAAAAAATCTGACCCTGTTTCAGAGTACAATACTGAACTTTGGAATAGTGGTATAGAGTCTGATAAGGATGTTGCTCGTAAACAGAAGCGTATTTTGAAATACTACGCTAATGTTTATATTGTCAGTGATTCTAAACATCCAGAGAATGAAGGACAGGTACGGTTATTCAAGTTCGGTAAGAAAATCTTTGATAAGATTACCGAGGCTATGAACCCTGCATTTGATGATGAAGAAGCTTTGAATCCTTTTGATCTTTGGAAAGGTGCAGATTTCAAATTGAAGATTCGTAAGGTTGATGGTTTTTGGAATTATGACAAATCAGAATTTGCATCACCTAAAGCTCTCTTGGAAGACGATAATGAACTTGAGAAAATTTGGAAGACTGAACATAGCCTTAAAGCATTTGTTGAGCCTGATGAATTCAAGTCCTATGATGAGTTAAAGGAGAAACTGCATAAAGTTCTTACCGGTTCTGGCGTAGGTAAAACTACAGCAGAAGTATACTCTATAGGTGGTTCAAGCACAACAACGGTTGAGAAAGACTTAACGATGCCTACTCCTGTTCGTACAGAGTCAGTTATTGGGAAGAATGATAAGACCGATGACGATGACACATTATCTTATTTTGCAAAATTAGCTGAAGAAGATTAAGAAGATTAAGAAGTACAAGACCCCGCTTCGGCGGGGTTTTTTTATACTGCGGGATAACTCCAAGGTAATGTCCAGTCCATAGTATCATTCTTCTCCATGTGGAACGTGTGAAAGTTGATCTGGTTCAGGTTCTACCTTAGGTTGTTCTTCTTCTTCTTTTGGTTCTTCTTTTTGTTCAATAGGAGGTTGTCCTTGACGTTTTCTTTTATTATAAAAGTCTAGATATTCTTCTACTTCAGATAATGTTTCAGTTAAAGGATAGTTCTCTATCATCATAAACCTTCCATCTCTAATAATCATTACATCAATAAGGTCGCCTATATTGTATGTAGGAATAATTACATTAATATCATTCATGTAATTAATAATATGATTATCAATTTTAATAATTATATCCCAATTCTGAAATCCGTGTTCAGCTGCATAAGGAGTTTCTTCTATATCAAAAACAAAAACTCCAAATGTGTTAGGTACATATGTTCCTGGATGCCTTCTTTCTATTTCGGTTCTGACGGGTTCGTGATTACTTGAAACTCTAAGGCCCAGTGCAGGTCGAAGAACTTTACCTTTCTCTAACATTTCTTTTACAGAGAATGCTACAGAATCCCCCCTAGTAGCATAACCAAATCCTGTATACATATTTGGAGATTGTAAACTGTAGGTGTTAATACCAACAATTTTCATATCGTCATTGATTAAGGGACCACCAGAGTTTCCTTTTTGTATTTGGGCTGTATGTTGTAAAAGACTTATATAACCACTAATAAGTCCCTCACGTTCAATTGAGTTTATAACACCCTTAGAGACGGTCCATTGATTGCCTACAGGGTGTCCGATAGCATATACATCATCTAGTACATTAATTTTATTTGCATCAGATTCAATTTCTAAAAACGCAACAGGCAATTTCTGTTCATCTATTTCTATTTCTAATATAGCTAAGTCTGCCATAGGGTCTATGGCTACAACTTTGGCCAAATAAGGTTTCATTTCATCTCTTTGATAGAACCAAACCTTTATTACATCTGCCCCATGTATTACATGATAATTAGTTAGTATAGTAGCTGTTGGATTAATAACTACACCGGCACCAAATCCGCCATCTATAGAAACTAGTACAACAGCGTTTCTAGCCTCAATGATTTCTTGTGGAGTAAGGTCAGCAGACCCTATAGGGGTTACCAGTAACAAGATTACCGGTATAAGGATTTTTAGTAGCTTCATACGAATATTTAGTAAGCTCTTGCAAGGTGAGTATAAGGATCTGAAAGTCCTATTGCAGTTTCTACTTTAGTGTGAGCAACTGCACTTTGAGTAGGTGCATTAACTATAACGGGTGTAATATTAGTTGAACCTGCGCTGCCTGTACCAACATTAGATATAGCTCCCAGTTTATTGGCATTCAAACGAAAATCCTTACCTACTATCATATCTAATCTATCATGTATTCCTTTATCTCTAACATGGAGAGATTCTCCTGTAGTAGCCTGTTCTACAAGAGTTTTCATAAACTGTAAATCTTCATCTCGTAAATCTTTATCGGCTATGATATTGTCCAGCATTTCTTTTTGAATCAGGCCAGAATTAACACCTTCCTGCAAGGCTTTTTTATCAATTTCACTTTTACCTACCCAATCTATATTATAAAACCCAGCGTCTACCGCAGCGTCTAAAGACTGGTCCATTTTGGGTCGTGCAATTTCTTTGGCCATTTCGGCCATAAATTTGTTACCTTCTTCATCTT